AATTCTTTCGCCCTCTTAATTGTTTCAGGTATACTTACTGAAATGTTATTTCCTTTTATTCTCATGAATCTCGATTTAATGATGTGCCCAGGTTTGCAACCTTCGGGACGCTATGCAACAGCAGAAGACAACTCTTTGAGAGGTTTAATAATGTTGATGGTGGCCTGGTACACATTTAGAGAAACCAAGAACCTAGATTTCTTTCTCTATGTTCTTGTGAGATTATACGGAGATGATATGTTAGCCTCGGTAAAACCCGAAGTGGCCCCTTTCTTCAATAATTTAACTTATAAAGGATTTTGTGAGAAGATATATCTGTTGGGTTTTACCTCTCCTAATAAATCTTCACAAATGGATCCTTTCACTACCATAGATGAATGTTCTTTTCTTAAACGGACGTTTTTATGGAGGGATGACCTGAAGAGACATACTGCTATTCTGGATCCTAGTTCTATAGCACGTAGTCTCCAATGGTTAATACCGTCACGTCATGTGCCGATTGAAGAACAACTTAAGGGTTCTTTAGTCAGTTCATTGTGGGAATTGTTTCAACACTGTAGACGGGAACAGTTCAATAGGATACGAGAGAAATTGTGTGCTCTCGTGTCAGAAAATTACTTTATGGGTGAGAATATATTAATTCCCACCTATGAAGAAATCGATGAGCGAATTATCGTTCATGTAGATGTGCCCAATGGTTTACCTGAGGTCTTTGTTATGTGATTCGACGAAGACCTGTTGCTTGGGTGCCTCCAGGGAAGGCATTTTTGCCTATTAGTGAGATAGAGCGCCCTATTGGCTAATCTCGAAATCACACGCTCCCACGGAATGTCGTTCGTGGGGCAAGCGTTCAAAGGACAAGCAGAAATTAAGAACTACAAGATTAGAAACTTACACTTAGAACACGAAAAAGCCTCACAGATGATTATCGATTTACAACAAGAGTTGGATGAATACAAGTCCGACATGGTTAAAATGACTAATCATACTTTGAGGATGTTAAGTATTACCACTACTATTGATACCGC